CCTGCTTGGTATATTGGAAAGTATCCAAAGAAAAAAATAATGCAGGTATCACACAACGCTGAACTTGCATCAAGGTTCGGTAGCAAAGTTCGTAACTTAATGAACACAGCAGAATATAAACAAATTTTTGGAAACGTAACATTAAGGGAAGACTCAAAAGCAAAAGGACGTTGGGAGACAAATCATGGTGGTGAATATTTTGCTGCAGGTGTAGGAGGTTCCATTACAGGTCGTGGTGCAGATTTATTAATTATTGATGACCCACATACTGAACAAGACTCTATGTCTGACTCTGCAATGGACAGAGCTTACGAATGGTATAGTTCAGGACCCAGACAGCGTTTGCAACCAGGTGGTCGTATCCTAGTTGTAATGACCCGGTGGGCGGTAGACGATCTTACTGGAAGGCTCATCAAGGCACAATCAGAACCAAAAGCGGATAAGTGGGACGTGATTGAGTTCCCTGCTATATTACCAAATGATAATCCAGTATGGCCTGAGTATTGGTCAAAAGAAGATTTGGATTCTGTTAAAGCATCTATCTCAACAAAAAACTGGAACGCACAATACATGCAGGACCCAACTTCTGAAGAAGGAGCGATCATCAAAAGAGAATGGTGGCAAGACTGGGATAAAGATTACCTCCCTAAATTACTACACGTCATACAAAGTTATGATACTGCATTTTCAAAAAAAGAGTCTGCTGACTATTCAGCTATTACCACGTGGGGTATTTTTGAACCTGTAGAAGGTTATGAGAAATGCATAATACTTTTAGATGCGATGAAGGGTAGGTATGACTTTCCAGATTTAAAAAATGTGGCTTTAGAGCAATATCATTACTGGGAACCGGAAACTGTAATCATTGAAGCTAAGGCTTCAGGGCAACCTTTGATACACGAGTTGAGACGTGCAGGTATACCTGTGATAGATTATGTCCCTGCAAGAGGCAGGGACAAGCATACGCGTATAAATAGCTGTGCGCCTGTATTCGAGTCTGGTATGGTTTATGCTCCATTAGATGAGCACTTTGCTCAAGAAGTAATTGAGGAATGTGCTGCATTTCCTAATGGTCAGTATGATGACTACGTTGACTCCATGACTCAGGCTGTGTTAAGATATCGGCAAGGTGGATTTGTAAGTACCTA